GGCTGTTTGTATTTGGCTTTGTTTTGCCATTCATCCATTGACTGATCCGGGGCTTTTGTGCATCTATCGCATTGGCAAGGTCAACCGCTTTCATTCCATGTTCATCAAGCAGTTCCTGAAGTCTGAATCTAAATTCTGACATAGGATTCACCCCTTTCTTTATTATATTGTGGGTCTGTATTCCCTATTATAAAGCGAAGTTAAGAGGTTTTCAAGAAAATTTGAAAAAAAGTTAAGTTTTCTTAAAAAATATTATTGACAACAGATAGAAGATGGTTTATAGTGGTCATTGTTAAGAGTTCTTAACCGCAAGAGTAAAGAAAACTTAACAGGAAACAAAACCGTTGCAGCGGTTCAGATCAAGGAATGAAGATTTGGCTTTTTGTGCCGGAAAGGAAAAGAGATAATGACAGTCAAGACGATTTTTGAACATCTTAATCTTCTAATCAATGATGGTACAACAATCATCATTCGTGATCCTGAAATGAAAATACTTGCCAAAGGCAACTGGTTTCGGGACAACATCTTAAAGTATTGTGACAGTATCGTTGAATGCTTCACATGGCAAGATGATCAGATGTTTTTCATTGATTTGAAAGAGAGGTGAAACAAATGCACATTTGCACAAAATGCGGTGACAAGTTCAGCGGTGAAGAAGTCAGCGAACTGAAAGCAGAACATGAAGCATTTTCAATGCATCCGTTTATTTGCCCGGATTGCTATGACAGGCTTCAAAGAATGGACTTGGAAGATCAATTTTCCGTTCTTATGGATGATGACATTCCTTCAGGATTAGATGCAAACACACTTGGATGTGTGGTCATATAGGGGGTGATGACAATAGGTAAAGATTTATTTGTATCAGCAAAAGGTATTCGGATTCCAACATCAAACAATAGGGTTGTGTGTATCTTGATGGAACGTGACGGACTATCCAAGGAAGATGCCATTGAACAGGTTAGGCAATGTCGGGATGAAATGCTTGAAAGCGGTGATGAAGATGTCATCATGGATCATTTAGGTCTTGAACCTGATTACATTATGGATGTTTTGTTTTGTGAATAGGTAATGACTATGTGGTTTGTGGTTGATGAATTTTTGAACAAAGTGATATGTGAAGTTCCAACTGAAGCAGAAGCACAGGAATATGTTGATGAAAATGATGGTTGTTTCTATGTGTATGCAAGTATTTGAAAGGCGGTGATGTTTTTGGAAGATAAAAGAAAGATTTGTGATTTGTTGCTGAAGGCAGTTCAGGCAACAAGCAATGCTTGGGATTGTGAAGCCCTTAATTATGAGAAGTTGCCAAATGGTGATGAACAGGTCACAGTGATTTGGGAATCAGGCGGTAAAAAGGTCATCAATGTCAGCATGGATTCAGGCACTGCAATGATCCGGGATATTATGAATGGGTTGGGGGTGTGAAATGGCAAAGAAGATCATTTCTGCATGGATTCAACAGGAAATTCAGTTTGATGATCCTGATGAATATGAAAAGTATGTTGCAGACCTGACAGCATCCAAGGTGAAAAGTTTCATTGAAAGCACCAAGAGGACAGGCAACATCATCACAATAACAGTGATGAAGCAATACAACAAAAACAATTTTCCATTTGAAGAAAGGAGCAAAACACAATGACATTTGATTTTTCCAAGTTAAGGGGTAAAATCCGGGAAAAGTTCAGCACCGAAACCGCATTTGCTGAAGCAATGAATATTTCAGCACCTACAATGTCGGCAAAGCTGAATGGCAAGGTTTGTTGGACTGACAAAGAGATTGTCAAGGCTTGCGGTCTTTTGGATATTCCGCTTGAGTTCATCCCGGTTTATTTTTTTACCGCAGAAGTTAAGAAGTCTTAACCGTTGTAGCGGTTATCAGTTAAGAAAGGAATGGTGAAGCAGAATGAAGTTTTGCGAAAAATTAAAGTTGGCTATGCAGCAATTAAATCTGAATCAGGCACAGGTTGTCAGCCTGACAGGATGTTCAAAAGGTTCAATCAGTATGTACCTGAATGACAAGAACACCCCATCAGCACAGAAGCAAAAGGGAATTGCAGTTGCCCTTGGTCTTGCATCTGATTACTTTGAAGCGGATCAGCCTGAACCGAAGGCAACAGTGACACCTTCAGACAAAACAGGCATCCACAGGGTCACACTGAAAGAACTGACACAGATTCTTGGTGTTGATAAAGACACAGCATCCAAGATTGCAGTGAATAGGGATTTGCCAGGGCTTTATGGATGCAAGGGATCAGGTGACAAGTTCATCTATATCATCAATGAAGCGGTGTTCTGCAAATGCTGATTGTCGGTGAGGTTTTCCACACTGAACTGAATGCGGATGTTTTGACCGGGCAGCAGATGCCGGATCAGCCAAATCATCAGAAAGGCGGTAAAGGATTCAAGGAAGTATTTGATGAAGCCTTGGAAAAAATAAAGAAAGAAGGTGATGCCAAATGATCCTTGAACTGATGCCACACCAAATAGATGTGTTAAGCAGAACAAAAGACAGATGCCGGGTTGCATACTATCTTGATATGGGTCTTGGAAAAACCTTTGTTGGCGGTGAAAAGCTATGGCTTCAGAATAATGCAGTGAACCTTGTGATTTGTCAGAAGTCAAAGATTGATGATTGGGTGGATCACTTCAAAACATATTATCCTGAATATCATGTTTTGAACCTGACAAAGAAATCACAGTCAATCACCTTCAGAAATGAAGTTGAAGCATTGAAAACCTATGATGACAGAGCTGATGTGATTGGGGTGATCAATTATGAACTGACCTTCAGGCGGTCATGGCTTGCAGAACTTGCAGATTTTACACTTCTACTTGATGAATCAGGCTTGATCCAAAATGAAAGCACAAAGCGGTCAAAGTTCATCCTGAAGCTGCATCCTGAATCGGTGATCCTTTTATCAGGAACACCAACATCAGGAAAGTATGAAAGATTGTGGTCACAGTTGGCACTTCTTGGATGGAAGATCAGCAAAAAAGCCTTTTGGCACAGTTATGTTGATACCAAATGGGTTGAAGATGATGAAGGGTACAAACATGAAGTGATTGTTGGTTATAAGAATACAGATCACATGATGAAAAGGTTGGCACAGTTTGGGGCGGTCTTTATGAAAACAGATGAAGTGATTGACCTTCCTGAACAGATTGAACAAAACATCATGCTTGAACCAACAAAGCAATACAAGGCATTTTGCAAAAACCATTATCTAATGATGCCGGATGGAACTGAATTGGTTGGTGATAATTCACTGACAAAGATTTTGTATCAAAGGCAGTTGTGCGGTCAGTATCATCAGGAAAAGATGGAAGCCTTCAGGGATTTGGTGCAGTCAACAAGTGACAGGCTGATTGTGTTCTATAACTTCAATGCTGAACTGTCGGAACTTTTGAACATAGCAGATGAATGTGAAAGACCTGTTTCAATCCTGAATGGATCAACAAAGGACTTGAACAATTATGAACTGCATGATGACAGCATCACTTTCATTCAGTATCAAGCAGGGGCAATGGGTGGAAACTTCCAAAAGGCAAACAGGATCATATATTTCACATTGCCGCTTGGGAAAGGTTCATGTGATTTATGGGAGCAGTCAAAAAAGAGGATTCACAGGATCGGGCAGAATAAAACCTGTTTTTATTATTACCTACTTGTGAAAGATAGCATTGAGATTGACAACCTTGAATCATTGAGGTTGGGAAAGGATTTGACGGATGCGTTATTCAAAGAACATTAGAAGAACACAGGTTGCAAAGCGTATCTTGGCATCTTGGCTGATTATATCGGTTGTGTTCTTTGCTATTGGCTTTCTGATTGGTCATATAACGGCATATAAGCCCACAGACGGACAGAAAGCCGTCAAGGGTACAGTTGAAAGCCTGACAAATCAGATAGTGGTGTATGGGGCTGAAAATGAAAAGGAAATCAGCATAAAAAAAATTGATTGGGAAGTACCAAATGATTTTGAACCACTTGATGTTGATATGGATGCAGACCTTCAGGAATTTGTTTATTGCCTATGCAAAGCATACAACATGGATTTCACATTTGTGATGGCGGTCATTGAGCATGAAAGCAGTTATCAGGCTGATGTGGTATCAAACACAGGTGATTATGGACTGATGCAGATAAATGAAAGCAATTTTGAAGCCCTGACAGAAATCACAGGTGTGACAGATTATCTTGACCCATATCAAAGCATTATAGCCGGGTGTTATGTACTGCATGATTTGTTTGAAAAATATGATGATCCACACAGGGTATTGATGGCATACAACTTTGGAGAATATCAGGCATCAAAACTTTGGGATAAAGGTGTTTATTCATCAGAGTATTCAAGGGAGATCATACAGATACAAAGGAAACTTCAGAAAGTAGGTGATTAGGTGCGTGAATCATGGAAAACAGTTCAGGATCATCCAAGATATGAGGTCAGCAACTTGGGGAATGTCAGAAACAAAAACACCGGGAAGCTGCTTCATCCCTATGATGATGGAAATGGATATTTAAGGGTAAAACTTGATCATTATAATTGCAGACTTCACATCATTGTAGCGGTTGCATTTATACCAAATCCTGACAACAAGCCTGTTGTGAATCATAAGAAGGGCAAAAAGCATGATTGCCGGGCATCACAACTTGAATGGGCTACTGTTGCAGAGAATACACAACACGCATGGGATCATGGGCTGTGTAAGCGTAAAAAGACCATCAAAAGAAAGGCGGTGAGAAACAACGGCACAGGAAAAGAACTTTGAAAACAGGGTGAAGGAATACCTGACTGACAAAGGTGCATGGTTCATCAAATATTGGTCAGGCAAAGCATCCACAAAAAGCGGTGCAAAGAAATTCACAAAAGATGGTATTCCTGATTTGCTTGTGTGCTATTGCGGTTTATTCCTTGGGATAGAACTGAAAGCACCAAGAGGGCATCCGTCAGACCTTCAATGGTATCACTTGAAAGAGATCGACAATGCCGGGGGAATTGCAATTCTGCTTTATCCAAAAGACTTTGATCAGTTCAAACAGTTGCTTGCAGATATTGAACAATGTTCAATCCCCAAAAACATATATGATGTTTACCCATTTGTGAAGAATGCGGTTGACATAGAAGCATTATTGAAAGCCAAAGGAAAGGAATAGGTGACAGACTATGGCAAAGAAAAAAGAAGAAGCCGTTGCAGCGGTGGAAGAAACCAAACAGGAAGAAGTGAAAAAGCCGAACTTCAAGGCAATCATCACTGAAAGCCTGAAAAAGACAAAGCGTGAAGGTGTGGAAGAATTGCTTGCATACATGGATGAAATTGGATTCTTTACCGCACCATGTTCAACCCGGTATCACTTGGCACAGGAAGGTGGACTTGCAGAACACAGTGTGAATGTGCTGAATAGTGCTGAAAAGTTATCTGTTGCACTTTATGGTGCAAAGAACATCACGGATGAAATCAGATCATCCATCATCATCTGTTCTTTGCTGCATGATCTTGGCAAGTGCGGTGATTATGGCAAGCCCATGTATGTTGACAAGATTTTGAAGTCAGGAAAGAAAGGGGTTCAGCCGTATGACACCAACAAGGACTTGACAAGTGTTCCCCATGCAATCAGGTCAGTCAAGTTGGCAACACTTTTCATTGACCTGACCGAAGATGAAGAATGGGCTATTTTGACACATGATGGACTGTATGACTTCATGAAGTATCAGATACCCGGTCATGAAACACCGTTGTCTTTGATTCTGCATTGGGCTGATATGTGGGCTTCCCATGTATTAGAGATAGAAGCGGATGATTCCGCAGAAAGTGAGGATTAAGCATGGCAGAGAAAGTTTTGATCATGGGTGAATCAGGCACAGGCAAATCAACAAGCCTTCGTAACCTGAACCCTGACCTTGTGGCAGTGGTCAACCCGGTGGGTAAGCCTTTACCCTTCAGAGGTGCAAAGAAGTTTGCAACACTTGATAGTGTGGTTGATTCCTACAAGATCAAAAAGTGGATGAAAGAACAGGTAGCAGCCGGGAAGAAGATCATTGTGGTAGATGATTTTCAGTATATCCTTTCAGTTCCTTACATGAACCGCATCAAGGAAAACGGATGGGATAAATGGAATGACTTTGGTGCAAATTACTTTGAGATCATAGAGGTCTGCAAAGAACTTCCTGATGATGTGGTTGTGTATTACATGACCCACACAGAAACCCTTGACAACGGCATCACCACAATCAAGTTGATTGGTAAGTTGTTAAGAGAAAAGATCACCATTGAAGGACTTTTCACCATTGTTCTTCGCACTTTGGTCAGTGAAGGAAAGTATTTCTTCCTGACACAGAATAGCGGCAATGATACCGTAAAATCACCGCTTGGGATGTTCCCGGACTATGCCATTGACAATGATCTTCAGTATGTTGATGACAAAATCCGCAACTACTATGAATTTGATTCTGCAAAGTCTGATGCTGAAATGGCTGAAGCAGACAAGAAGGCAAAGGGTGACATTGAAAAGCCTGATGCAAAGACAGGAAGAAGATCAAGAACCAAGAAAGCGGATCAGGCTGAAGCCAAGGAAGAAACCCCGGCAAAGACCCATGATGAAGTTGAAGCCGAAAACAAGGCAAAGATTGATCAGTACATGGCTGATTGTGACAAGGCACTTGATGAAGCGTTCCCCGGTCAGGAAGAAGTACCTTTTGATGAAGCGTGTGCGGTCAGAGATACCGTACCAAAGCCGGAACTTGAAAAAGTACCAAGAAGAACACGCAAGGAAAGAACCGCCAAGGCTGAAGCAGATGCACAGGCACAGGCTGATGATGCTGAAGGTGCTATGAATCCACCTGAAGAAGCATCCGAACCTGAACAGGCTGAAGCCACAACACCGGGCAGAACAAGAAGGGTGAGAAGAACAAGGGGGTGATCACATGGTTAATGAGAATCAAGGCAAGGTTTATCAGCCTGTTCCCCACTACAACAGAAAGATGTTGCGGTCAGTGATCAGGGCTGAATGTATCAAAAGGAATGGATTTCACAAAGTCAGCCGTTTAATGTCGGTAAACTTTGAGAATATCCGCAAGAACAGAAATGAGGTGTAAATCATGGATGAATTGATTGCTATGATGTTACTTGGTGCTATGGGTGATATTGCTAATCCCAAGACCACAACAAGAGCTGCAAGTGATCCTGAAAAGTTCAAGGCTGACTTGGAGAAGTTCAAAAAGGAAGCAGAAGCAAAGCGGAAGGAATATCAGGATCAGGCAAAGAAAAGAATGCTTGAATATGCAAAGCGTGATGCAGAGTTCACAAGGATGGTTTTTGAATCGTATTTGAAAGCCGGATTCACCGAAGATCAGGCACTTGAACTTGTAAAGGTGAATCTTGCAGATAGTAAGAACATCAAGGTTGATATTAAGAAAGGAAAAGGTGAAAACAATGGTTGATTTCAGTAAGTTTGATGACAAGGTTGATCTTGAAGCACTTCAGAAGGAAGTTGCAGAATCCCCGGATTATGCAGATGTGCCGAATGGCAATTATATCTGCACCCTTGACAAGATGGAGTTGGTGGAAACCAAAGCCGGGGATGGCTTGAATCTTGCGGTTGTGTTCAAGATCGCAGAAGGTGAACACAAGGGCAGAAACCTTCAGAGATACCACAAGGTTTGTGGTGTAAAGACCACAGACAAGTGGAATGACGGAAGGGCAATCAAGATGGCTTGTGATTGGCTGAATGAGTTTTGTGCCAACAGTGCCATTGAGGTTGATGAAGTTGAGTTTGTCAACTATGCAGACTTTGGGGAAGCAATCCTTGACATCTATCAGGAAGCACATGGTTTGCAGTTTGATCTTGATTGGGATGCAAAGGCATTTGGCATGAATTGCCTGAAGGTCAATGAAGCCTTTGATTAAAAGTTAAGAAGTCTTAATGTGGCGGTTAAGGGGGCAAATCAACAAGCCCCCCCCCAACCGCCTTTTTTGAAAGGAAATGACTATGCAAAATAAACTGAAGTGTGAACTATACAATGATTCAATGCAAGGGTGGAAGTGTTACCCGATACAGAAAGCACAGTTGATCATTGCTGATGTTCCATACAATGTAGGTACAAATTTTTATGGAAGCAACCCTGTTTGGTACAAGGGGGGGGGGATAACAAAAACGGTGAATCCAAACTTGCCGGGAAAGCTGCATTTGCTTCTGACTTTAATTTCAACCTTTATGAATACTTTCATTTCTGTTCAAGGCTGATGAAGAAGGAAGATTCAAAGAAGTCTATCCGGGGGCGGTCATCTGATTCACCTTGTATGATTGTTTTCTGTTCATTTGAACAGACCCACACACTGATTGAAGCAGCCAAGAAACAGGGATTTATTCACTATATCCCATTGGTGTTCATCAAGAAGTCATCACCGCAAGCCCTGAAAGCAAATATGCGTGTGGTCGGTGCAACAGAATATGCCATGTTGTTTTATCGTGACAGGCTGCCAAAGTTCAGAAATGGTGCTGAATATGATCCTGAAACAGGCAAAGCAATCAGGGGAACAGGTCACATGGTCAAGAATTGGTTCGGTTGGGAATATAGCCCTGAAGAAATAGAAGCCTTTTGTGCTGATGATTGTGGTGTTCCTGACTATATACCGTGGGAAACAGACGGAAAAGAGATCCCCAAGATTCATCCGACACAGAAACCTGTTGCAGTGATCAAAAAGTTGGTTGAAACCTTTACTGATCCCGGTGATGTGGTCATTGATCCGTGTTTTGGATCGGGAACAACTGCAAGGGCTTGTCAGGAACTTGGGCGGCAGTTTTACGGATTTGAGATCAACAAGGAATTTGTAAGAAGGGCAAAAGAAGAAATGCTTTTGCATGATGAATCTGAACAGGCTGAAGCGGTGAAAGAATCAGTTGAACAGAGGATGAACAACAGGCGGTGGAGATATAGAAAGTAGGTGGTCAGTTGATTTTCTATGACTTTGAGGTTTTCAAGTATGATTGGCTTGTGGTCTGTATTGATGTGACAAATCAGAAAGAACACATCATTGTGAATGACCCGGACAAATTGAAAGACCTATATGAAGCAAACTATAAAAATATATGGGTTGGGTTCAATAACAAGCATTATGACCAATATATTTTCAAGGCAATTCTGCTTGGTATGAATCCAAAAGAAGTCAGTGACAGGATCATTGTTGATCATGAAGATGGATGGCAAATTTCAAGAGCCTTCAACAAGATACCAATGAACAATTATGATGTGATGGCATCCAATGATGCATCAGAACAGCAATCACACGGTGTAGGACTGAAAACACTTGAAGCCTTCCTTGGAGCTAATATCAAGGAAACAGATGTTGACTTCAATATTGATCGGAAATTGACACAGGAAGAAATTGAAATGACCATCAAATATTGCAGAAATGATGTGGAGCAGACTATCAATGTATTTCTGCACAAGGTTGATGATTTCAATGCAATGCATGACATTGTGAAAGCCTTCAAACTTCCCTTGACCTGTCTTGGTGATTCTGAAGCACAGATCACTGCAAAGGTGCTTGGGTGTGAAAGAAGGGAATACACAGATGAATTTGAATACTACTATTTGCCTTGCATCCGGCTGAAGAAATACAAACAGGTTCAGGATTGGTTTGAACAGAAGAAGAAAGAAGCCATTGCCAAGGGTATAGACAAGGCGAATGATTATGAAAAAAGGGCATGGTATAAAGCCCAAAGCCTGACAATAGATGTTGCCGGGATTCCACACACATTTGGTTTTGGTGGTTTGCATGGTGCGGATGCTGATCCTGTTCACCTTGATGAAAGGGATGGTGCTGGATTCCATGTTGATGTGAATAACTATTATCCTTCGTTGCTTTTGGCTTGGATGCTTGTTACCCGGTCAGCAACCAATGACAATTACAACAATGTGTATCAGACCCGAAAAGGCATGAAATACAAGCAGACACACGCAAAAACAAAGGAAGAATCAAAGCGGTGGAAGAAAGCACAGTTGCCATATAAAAAGATGCTGAATGCCCTGTCAGGGGCTATGAAAGACAAACGCAATCCGGCTTATGATCCAAGGAACAACAACATCATGTGCATCAATGGTCAGTTGATGTTGCTTGACCTGATAGAGCATTTGGAAGTGATACCTGGATTCAGGTTGGTTCAGTCAAACACTGATGGTCTGATCGTATGGATTCCAAACACAGATGCAGCCTTTGAAATGCTTGATGATATTTGTTGGGAGTGGGAATCAAGGTGTTCAACTGAACATTGTTCAATAGGTCTTGAACTTGACTGTTTGAAAGAAATCTATCAGAAGGATGTGAACAATTATCTTTGGGTTGATGTGGATGGTGGTGTTGAAAGAATCGGTGCATACCTGAAGGAACTGTCACCGATAGACAATGATCTTCCTATCCTGAACAAAGCACTTGTTGACTACATGGCAAAGAAAACACCTATTGAAAAGACGGTTGCAGACTGCAATGACCTGATCATGTATCAAAAGGTTGTGAAGCTGTCAGGCAATTATAAATGGGTGGAGCATGAACATTGTGATCCTATCATCAGAAAAACAGGGGTCAGGGTTATCAAAACTTGGTATGACTATCCTGAAACTGAACAGTTCAAATATAAATCATATCGGGTATTTGCATCCAACAGCCTGAAGGATGGACGGTTGCTGAAGTGTGGTGGCAAGCGTGGAAAACCTGAAAAGTTTGCCAATACCCCGGATCACTGTTTTGTGTTCAATGATGCGGTGAACGGTGTATCAGTTCCGGCATACCTTGATAAACAGTGGTATGTGGATATGGCAAAGAAACGATTGAAACAGTTTGGCATTGTTGCCTGACAGAAAGGAATGGTGAAATGTTTGAAATAATGGATGAAGTTGACCTTGAAATCAAGAAAGATGATTTTAGCAGTCATTGGAAGATGCAGATTCACTTGAAAGTATTTCTTTCTGACAGGAGCATCACACAGGTCAGAAAGCTGCTGAAATACATCAGGGAAAGTGACACCCCGGATGAAGAAAAGAAGATACTGAACTTTGTTCAGGAATACTTGAACATTGCTGATGATGAAATTGAATCATGGGAAAAGAAGCGAATTGGATATGAACAGAAAGTGAAATTTGCAAAAAAGACCCTGAATGATGCCACAGAATACAGAAATCAGTTTAAGAGAAATTCAAAGGCATACAAGGATGCAGCGGTTCATGTGAAAAATGCCAAAGGTGAACTGAATGCGGTTCAGTCAAGACTATATACAGTCAGGAAAAGCATTGATGACATTCTGAAAAATGTGATGTTTTGTCAGAAGGTCATTGAAACTATGAGTTAGGCGGTGGGTGCTTATGTCACTATACAAAGGTTATGTAGAAACAAAAGGGAAAAGAAGTCTTGAAAAGTTAAAGGGTCGCACCAAATGGAAAAAATATGATGAAGTCAAGGATTGCCCTGGCTATGGTGGTGTTTTGGCTGATGATACGGTGCTGATTGACATTGATGATCATGAACAATCTGAAATTATGATGAAGATTGTGGAAGATTATCAGTTGGATTGCCGTGTTTACCAAACGACAAGGGGAAGGCATTTTCTGTTCAAGAACCATCAGATCACAAGAAACAGAACACACATCCCTTTGGCGGTTGGACTGACCGCAGATATTAAGGTTGGCACAAGATGCAGCTATGAGGTCATCAAGGTTGATGGTGTGGAAAGGTTCATTGAATGGGATATTGAGGAAGGCAAAGATTATCAGGAAGTTCCAAAGTGGTTTTTACCTGTCAGGGCAACCAATGAATTTGTTGATATGGAAGCCGGGGAAGGCAGAAATCAAGCCCTGTTCAATTACATCCTGACACTGACAGCAAATGACTTTTCTGTTGATGACACAAGGGAAACCATCAGGATTCTGAACAAATATGTTCTGAAGGATTCACTTTCTGATGAAGAACTTGAAACCATATTAAGGGATGAAGCCTTCCAAAAGCCTGTTTTCTTCCTTGGTGCAACTTTCCTGTTTGAGAAGTTCGCAACCTTCCTGAAGAATAACAATCACATCATCAGGATCAACAATCAGTTGCATATATACAAAGAAGGTGTGTATCTGTCAGGCAACAGGAACATTGAAGCGGTGATGATTGAACATATCCCGAACCTGAAAAAGACCCAAAGAAGGGAAGTCATGGAATACCTTGAACTGATTGCTGAAGATTATTCAATGTCAGAATCCCGGTTCATTGCCTTCAATAATGGCATCTATGACTTGATTGAAGAAACACTGAATCCTTTTTCACCTGAAATTGTGGTGACAAACAAAATCCCTTGGGATTATCGGGAAGATGCCTATGATGAACTAACTGATAAGACATTGAACAAGTTGGCTTGTAATGATCCGGCAATCCGGGCATTACTTGAAGAATGCATTGGTTATTGTATGTACCGAAGAAATGAACTTGGAAAGGCATTCATCCTGACCGGGGAAAAGTCAAACGGCAAAAGCACCTATCTGAAGATGGTCAAGAATGTGCTTGGTGATAAGAACATTTCAGCCCTTGACCTGAAAGAACTTGGTGACAGGTTTTCAACTGCAATGATGTTTGGAAAGTTGGCAAATATCGGTGATGACATTGGTGATGATTTCCTTCAGGGATCACAGGTGGCAATCTTCAAAAAGGTTGTTACCGGGGAAATGATCAAGGCTGAAAGGAAAGGGCTTGATCCGTTTGAGTTCACCCCATACACAAAGTTGTTGTTTTCAGCCAATGACATTCCAAGGATGCGTGACAAGACCGGGGCGGTGTTGCGAAGGCTTGAAATCATCCCATTCAATGCAGTATTTGACAAGAATGATCCTGACTTTGATACAAAAATCGTTGACAAACTGACTTCACAGGATGCTTCTGAATATCTGATCAGAATAGCGGTGGCGGCATTGCAGAATGTAAGAACAACAGATGCTTTTACAGTTTCAGACAAGGTTGAAAAGGAAAGGGAAGAATACCGCATTGAGAACAACCCCATCCTTGGATTTATTGCAGAGGTTGGCAAGGGTGACATTGAAAATGAAGCAACAAATGATGTTTACAAGCGTTATCAGGTTTATTGTGCTGATGCTTCTGTTCAGCCGTTATCCAAGGCAATGTTCAGCAAGCAGATCAACCGGGAACTGAACCTTGAATCAGTGACAAAGAGGATCAACGGAAAGGTCATCAGGTGCTTTGTTCCGTTTCAAGGTTAAGAGCTATTAACAATTTGATGTGGATAATGTGGAAAAGTTAAGAGGCTTGAACAGATGAAAATATTATCTTGCGGTTCAGGGATGCAAAGCACCGCACTTGCACTGATGGCTTGTGAGAATAAAACAAAGGGGATCATTCACAAAGAAGTTCCAATATATGATGCAGTCATCTTTTGTGATCTTGGTCTTGAACCAAAGTGGGTCATGGATCAGACAATGTTCATCAAGGCAGCTTGTAAGAATGCCGGGATTCCTTTCTTCATTGTTGAAAGCCCATTATACAAGGACTATATGAACAACTTTGGGAAAAGCCGGGTGACATCAATTCCTTTTTGGAGTATAGACGAAAACGGAAAGAAGGGAAGAATGTTAAGAAATTGCACACTTGATTACAAAGTGAACCTGATTGAAAAGTTCTTCAAGTATGAACTTCTGCATTACAAGTTCAGGCAAAGGATAAAACCTGAAGATGTGAAAGCCCATGAAATGCACATTGGTTTTTCCAAGGAAGAAGAAAGACGGTGCAAAGAAAATCCGGGGAAGTTCTTTGTGAATAAATTTCCTTTGTGTGAAATGAATCTGACAAGGGCTGACAATTACAAATATATTCTTGAAGTTTGGGGATTGAACACAAAAGCATCAGCCTGTTGTTTTTGTCCTTTCCATACAAATTATTTCTTTCAATTCATCAAAGATCATGAACCTGATGATTATGAAAAAACAGTTGAATTTGATGAAATGTTGGAAAGGGAACAACCAAACACAAAGATCAGAAGCAAGTTATACATCAGCAAATCAAGAAAGCGAATCAAAGACCTGATCCCGGAAGAATGCAATGATGCTGAATGCTTCATGTATAGAACTAAACAAATATGGAACGGATTTTGAAAGGAAGTGATCAGATGGCAAAAGAAAAACCTGAACTTGGATGCAAGCCTTATTATGTGGCATCAGGTCAAAGGGTTTATGATCTTGCAGCTGCAATCACAAGATATGCAGAAAACATTGACACTGAACATGAAAAGATCAGGGAATGGGCTGAAGAAATAAAGATGCAGTGTGACATTGCCAAGAGGTTTGACAAGTGAGGTAAAAAGGAATGGATTTTGACTATATTGAATGTGGTGATGGTCTTGAATTGATGAAGCAGATTCCTGATGAATCAATAGATATGATCCTTTGTGATTTGCCGTATGGAACAACAAGAAACAAATGGGATTCTGTCATTGATTTTGATGAACTTTGGACTGCATACAAGCGGATCATAAAAAACAACGGTGCAATAGTTCTGTTTTGTGATGGAATGTTCACCGCCAAACTACTGACAAGCAATCCGGGAATGTGGCGGTATAACCTTGTATGGGATAAGCAAAGAGGGTGTGATTTTCTGAATGCCAATGTGAAGCCTTTGAAATGTCATGAGGATATAGCAGTGTTTTATAAGCACAAGCCGACATATAACAAACAATATTGGTATTCAGAACCTTACAAACGGACAAAGAATGGATCATTGTCTGCAAACTATGGTGACAGAAATGAAGCATGGTCTGAATCGGTGAATGGTGAAAGAAATCCTTTGACAATACTTTCTTTTGCAAGAGATTCAGACAGAAAACATCCTACACAAAAGCCGATTGCCCTTCTTGAATGGTTGATAAAGACCTATACAAACAGGGGGGGGGCTTGTGCTTGATAATTGCATGGGGTCAGGATCAACTTGCATTGCAGCGGTAAACACTGACCGCCACTATATAGGATTTGAGATTGAACCAAAGTATTTTGACATAGCGTGTGAAAGGTTAGATGAAGCAGAAGGCGGTGAAAAAGAATGAGAAGATCAACGATTCCACCAATGGTGAGGTTCACGCACAAGAAGTCGGATGGGTGCTTGTCGGTGGAAATATCAAGGGATTGGATGCGTGAATTTTATGACTATGAAGAACTTGGAGCAATAGAGGATTTGAAGGCACTTGTTGACCGGGATCAGGAAGTTTGCCCTGTCACGGACTTTGTTGAAGGTGTGGCAGTTGATTTTTGTCAGGTCTGCAACCATGAAGTGTATGAAGATGATGTGTTTTGTGCCTATTGTGGTCAGAGGATAAGGAAAGGCGGTCATGATGAAACAGTATGAAGTGAAGGTTGGTGATTCCATTCAGTCAATAGCATCAAAGATGTGTGAATCAAAAATTGATTCAATGCGGTTGATACGAAAAATTATTGAAATAAATGGTATCAATGATGTGATCAAGATTAAGCCAGGAATGATTTTGAATATACCTGAACCAATAAATATTGAGAATCCAAAAGAATTTATTGCTGATCATTATGGGCTTGATATTCAGGAACAACAGTTGATTGAAGAAATGGCTGAACTGACACAGGCAATCTGCAAGGATAAGCGGTCAAGGGGTCAGGGTCAAGAAATTGGTGGTACATGGTTGTATTCAAACATTAAGAAGAACCTGATTGAAGAACTTGCTGATGTGAAGTTAGTTTTGTCACAGGTCATTTACCTTCTTGATTGTGAAGATCAGGTGACTAATGTGATGAATGAAAAGATTGAACGGACAATGAACAGGATTGGTGATGATGAAAGGCGGTGGCAATAATGCTTGATTTTTACAGTTCAGCTTTGCCAATAGCAAGAAAAGAACATACTTGTGAATACTGTTCCAAGGCAATCAATATTGGTGAACAGTATTCAGTGGAATCCGGGAAGTATGATGGTGACTTCTTTTCAAGAAAACTTTGCCTTTGCTGCAAGAATATCTTGGATGAATACTGTTCAGAAGTAGATCAGGAATTTGATTGGGATGAAGTTAGTGATCATTTGCGTGATAAGTGGTGTTCAATCTGTTCAAAATATGAAGATGACAGTTGTGAAATGATGCCGTATGAATGCCCGGTGATCCGGCAGCATTATGTGAAAGGGGTGTTGTGATCATGAGAATTTATATCAGCGGTGCAGTGACAGGAACAGATGATGCAGAAGAAAGATTTTCAAAGTGGGAAGATTTTCTGAAAGAAGCCGGATATGATGTGGTGAATCCATTTAAGGTATGCAGCAGTATTTCAGATTGGTCACATAAATCACTGATGGGAATTTGCTTTCGACTGATGGATGAATGCAGTGCAGCGGTTTTCATGCCGGGATGGAAAGGGTCACTTGGAGCAAATCAGGAATATGGATATGCAATAGGTAAAGATATGATCATCTTTGAACCTGAAGATTTTGATGACCTGATTTCAATGTGTAACACTTGTAACAGTGTAACACTTGGAAAATGAAAAAATTTTATTTTTACTTTGTTTATTTTTGCAGATTGATTTTCGGATGGTTGGATTTTGGATTTGTAACGGTAAAAATGCAATTTGTAACAGTAGTGTAACGGTAAATGTAACACTTGAAACCCTTGATTTTATTGGTTGTAACGGTTGTAACGGTTACTATACAACTTCTTTATAAAATCATATTATTTTTATATCTGATAAAATAAAAATATATAATTATAATATAGAATAGGGTTTTAACTGTTACACTGTTACACTTTGCCCCGAAACCCTTGATTTATAAGGGCTTGAAGGTGTAACACTTAAAAATTTTTACTGTTACACTTCCGTTACACATCCGTTACAAATTAGAAAGGCGGTGTGAAAGGTGAATGCAAGACAGTATTTAGGACAGTTAGAAGCCCTTGATTCAAAAATATATGCAGATGTTGAACTTCTGAAAGAAAAGAAAATCAAGATCACCGGGGGCGGTGCAATCAGATATGACAAAGACAGGGTGCAGACTTCCTTGACGGATTCTAAACTTGAAAGGGATGTATGTGAGGTTGTCGCATTTGAAGAAAAAGTAAATGAACGCATCAAACAGTATGATCAGGCAAAAGAAAAGATCATCAAACAGATCAAAGACCTGAATGTTGCCACATACATTGATATTTTGTTCAGGGTATATGTTCAATACATGAGTATAAAACAGTGTGCTTCAGACATGGGGCGGTCATACTCATTCATAAAAGATCAGCATACTGAAGCCTTGAAAGCATTTGAACAAAAATATCAGCCGTTGAAATACCTGACATAACACAATATCAAGTGTAAAGCCTTGACAAGCCCACTATATGATGATAAAGTGTAAGATGGATATAGTGGATATAAAATAAAATATTTTTATTTTATACTTTGATATTTAAGTATAAAAAGTGTTGAAAACACCCTGTTTTTTAGAAATTCAGGGTGTTTTTTGCATGAAATAAAGTGATTCTTCACAGAAAGGGGGTATTTTATGACAAATAAACAGAAAAGATTTGCAGATGAATATTTGATTGACACCAATGCAACACAAGCTGCAATTCGTGCCGGATATAGTGAACAAACCGCATATTCACAAGGTCAGCGATTGTTGAAGAATGTTGAAGTTCAGAAGTATATAGATGAACGGCTTGAACAGATCGCAAATGAAAACATTGCTGATGCAACCGAAGTCATGAAATACCTGACTTCTGTTCTTCGTGGTGAATCAAGTTCAGAATATGTTGTTGTCGAAGGTCAAGGTGATGGAGTTTCAGAAGCAAGACGGATTGAAAAAGCCCCGGATGAAAAAGACCGCTTGAAGGCTGCTGAACTTCTTGGGAAACGATATGGAATGTTTACCGACAAGATGAACATTGATGGTGCAATTCCTGTTGTTATTTCCGGGGATGATCTTCTTGAAGATTAAACCAAGACCCAAACCAAAAGGCAAACGCAAGAAAAGAAAATGGAAGCATACCGGGGAAAAGAAATGTAAATATTTGTATGAATGCATTGATGGCAACATGACATATTATCCTGTTGCATACTGTCAATATCATGATGGTGTGCTGACCAAAGGTCTGATGCATACACATAGATGCCATGAAAGGCATTGCAAAAGGCTTCAGGAAGGGGATGATTATGAATGAAAATGAAGAACATTCTGCTTCCTGAAATAGTCGGCAAAGGTTACGGTACATTTTGGCGATTCAAAGGTAGATATAGGGTTGTCAAAGGATCAAGAGCATCCAAGAAGTCAAAAACAACTGCTTTATGGTTCATCACCAACATGATGAAATATCCTGAAGCAAATGCCCTTGTTGTCAGAAAGGTGTTCAGGACACTGAAGGATTCCTGTTTCACTGATTTGAAGTGGGCTATTCACCGATTGGGTGTTGATGACTTTTGGGATGTAAAGGAAAGCCCACTTGAAATGACATACAGACCCACAGGGCAAAAGATTTTGTTCAGGGGCTTGGATGATCCGCTGAAGGTCACATCCATCACAGTTGAACATGGATATTTGTGTTGGATGTGGATTGAAGAAGCGTATGAGATCAGTAATGAAGATGATTTCAATATGCTTGATGAATCCATCCGTGGTGCTATTCCTGAAAGTTCAGGATTGTTCAAGCAGATCACATTGACCTTCAATCCTTGGAATGAACATCATTGGCTGAAGAAAAGATTTTTTGATCATCCTGATGATGAAACCCTGGCAATGACAACCAACTATCTGATGAATGAATGGTTGGATGCCGCTGATCGCAAGGTCTTTGAAACAATGCGAACCAAGAACCCAAGGCGATACAAAGTAGCCGGACTTGGTGATTGGGGTATTGTTGACGGTCTTGTTTATGAAAATTGGGAAGAAAAACTATTCAGCATTGATGAAGTCAGGGCAGTCAAAGGTGTTGATTCTGCATTTGGTCTTGACTTTGGTTATACAAATGACCCTTCAGCCCTTTGGTGTGGGTTCATTGATGAAGCATCCAAAACAATATGGGTGTTTGATGAAATGTATAAAAAGGGCATGAGTAATGAAGCCATTGCAGCGGAAATTCAGCGGATGGGTTACATCAAGGAAAAGATCACCGCTGATAGTGCTGAACCAAAGAGCATTGACAGATTAAGAACCTTGGGTGTTGATCATATCCAAAAAGCCCGGAAGGGTAAAGACAGCATCATGAACGGCATTGATTACATCCAAGACTTTCACATTATTGTGCATCCAAGATGTGTAAACTTCCTGACAGAGATCGGCAACTATACATGGGATACCGATTCAAAGACAGGTAAAAAGATCAATAAACCTATTGATGACTTCAATCACCTGATGGATGCAATGCGATATGGCTTGGAAGATCATTCAAAAGGTGATGCGTTCAGTTTTGATTGAACAATAACAAATTAGTAACACAGGCACAGCACACATCCAATGTTTTCAGGCATTGGGTGCGGTTGTGCTTTTATTATGCAATGAAAAGGTGGTGAACACTTTGAATCCAATCACAGGAATGATTGACAAAATATCACACTTTGTCTTGTATGGAATAAATTCTGATATGTCAAACAAGGAGTTTTTGGAACAATCCATCATGAGGTGGAAGGGTTCACCTGAAAGACAGATGCAGATCAAAGGTTTTCTGTACTATGACAATGAGCATGATATTTTGCTTCGCAAAAGAACAATGATCGGTGAAGATGGAAAACTTCAGGTTGTGGAGAATTTACCAAACAATCAGGTCATTGACAACCAATATGCAAAGTTGGTCAATCAGAAAACCAACTATCTGTTTGGTCAGCCTTTTGCCATTGAAACGGATAATGAACAGTATGCTGAACTACTTCAGGAAGTGTTTGATAAAAAGTTCATGCGAACAATCAAGAGGTCAGGCAAGTATGCCTATAATGGTGGCATTGCTTGGTTATATCCGTATTACAATCAGAATGGGGAACTTGATTTCAGACTGTTCCCCGGATATGAGATTTTACCATTTTGGGCTGATTCAGAACATGAACACCTTGACGGTGCAATCAGGCTTTATCTTGTAGCCGGATATGAAGGAAGCAGACCTGTCATCATTGAGAAGGTGGAAGTCTTTGATGAAACAGGCATCCATTGTTGGATTTTGGATGGAAACAAACTGATCCCGGATATGACAAAGGAAGAACAGGATTGTTCCTATGTCATGGCTAATGGTCAACCGTTGAATTGGTCAAAGATTCCGCTGATCCCACTGAAGGTCAATGAAAGTGAAATCCCTTTGTTGAAAAAGGTGAAATCACTTCAGGATGGTATCAATGTCATGATTTCTGACTTTGAAAATAATATGCAAGAGGACGCAAGGAACACAATCCTTGTGCTGAAGAACTATGATGGCACAAATCTTGGTGAGTTCAGAAAGAACCTTGCAACCTATGGTGCAGTAAAAGTCAGATATGATGAATCACAGAAAGGTGGAGTTGAAACCCTTGAAATTCAGGTCAATGCTGATAACTACAAGGCAATCATTGAGATATTCAAGAAAGCCCTGATTGAAAACGGCATGGGATATGATGCCAAGGATGACCGCCTTTCCGGGAATCCAAATCAGATGAACATTCAATCAATGTATTCTGATATTGACATTGATGCCAATGACACAGAAACAGAATATCAGGCTGCATTTGATGAAATCCTATGGTTTGTGAATGCACATCTTGCGAACACAGGCAAGGGAAACTTTGAAGGTCAGAAGGTCAACATCATCTTCAACCGGGATATTCTGATCAATGAATCTGAAGCCATTGATAACTGTTCAAAGTCAATGGGTATTCTTTCACTTGAAACCATTATCGGTCAACATCCTTGGATTGATGATCCGAAGAAAGAACTTGAAAGGTTGGAAGAACAAAGACAGAAGGAACAGGAAGAAGCACTTTCAAACATGGCATTGTTTGGTGATCGTGGTCAGGTCGGTGATCCTGATGATGACAACCCTGATCCTGATGACAAAGGCGGTGATTGATGGTGAACAATCCAACGGCTGAATATTGGAAAAAGAGATTTGAACAGGTTGAACAGGCACAACACAACATTGGTGTTCAAGCCTATGCCGATATTGAACAGCAATACCGCAAAGCCCAAAGACAGATTGAAGGTCAGATCAATGCTTGGTATGGTCGATTTGCAAATAATAACAATGTGACCCTTGAAGAAGCAAGACGGATGTTGACCGCTAAAGAACTTGATGAACTGAAATGGGATGTTCAGGAATACATCAAGTATGCTGAAGAAAATGCCATTTCAGGTCAATGGGTGAAGGAACTTGAAAATGCATCAGCCAGGTATCATATCAGCCGATTGGAAGCCCTGAAGCTGCAAACCCAACAGTCACTTGAAGTGATGTTTGGAAATCAGCTTGACACCTTTGATGATACATTGTCACAGGTATATAAGTCAGGATTTTACAGAACTGCTTTTGAAATTCAGAAAGGCTTTGGTGTTGGTTGGGATTTTGGTACACTTGATGATGCACAGATTGCAAAGGTGATCAACAAGCCTTGGGCGGTGGATGGTCGGAACTTCAGTCAAAGGATTTGGGGAAACAAGACCAAACTGATCAATGAACTGAATCAGACCTTGACACAAAACATTGTGCTTGGGAAAGACCCACAGAAAGCCATTGATCAGATTGCCAAGAAGATGAACACTTCAAAGCACAATGCCGGGCGGCTTGTGATGACAGAAGAAGCCTTCTTCAGTTCTGAAGCACAAAAGGACTGTTTCAAGGAACTTGATGTTGAAGAATATGAAATTGTGGCAACCCTTGACAGTCACACTTCTGATATATGTCAGGAAATGGATGGAAAGCACTTTGAAGTGTCAAAGTGGGAAGTTGGGGCAACAGCACCACCATTTCATGTGTATTGCAGATCAACCACAGTTCCATACTTTGCTGATGATTTTGGTCAGCCGGGTGAAAGAGCTGCAAGGATGGCAGATGGTGAACCAACATATCATGTTCCGGCAAATATGACCTATAAGCAATGGCAGAAGTCATTTCTTGGCGGTGGTGACAAATCAGGATTGAAGCCAACTGATCCGGGTGATATAATAAAGACAATAACAGATGAACATTTGAAGGTGCTTGCAGAAAAACTTGAAGATATGGGTGTTGTTCACAATCCTGTTGAAATGCACAAAACACCATTATCTGAAGAAGAAATCATCAATGTTCTTTCAGGTGGTGACAAAACAAGCGGATCATGTGCTTCAGTTGGTCTTGCCTATGTAGGACAAAAAGCCGGGATGAATGTTCTTGATTTCCGTGGTGGTGCAAGTCAGGAGTTCTTCAGCACTTATTTGAACCTGAAGGAAATAACAAAGTTTCCGGGAATTGAACCGATATTTGAAACTGCAAAGGCTTCATTGACAGTCGGAAACAAACTTCTGAAAAAGGTTGTTCAGGGAAAAGAATACTATTTGTGTGTTGGTGAACATTGTGCCATAGTCAGAAGGAATGCAGATGGTGTTCTTCAGTATTTGGAATTGCAATCACCTACAAGAAGCGGATGGACGGACTTTAATGGAAATCCAAGATTCACACTGTCATCAAGATTTGGTTGTAAAAATGGAGTGGGAAACACTGAAGAAGGATTCATGATAGATGTGGAACAGTTTGAAGAATCAGATGAACTTCAAACACTATTGGGTTATATCAACACTGCTTCTGATGAACAGAAGAAAGGGGTGACAGGTCATGTCAGATGATTTGTTTTATAAAAATGACCCTGATGATGTGATGTGGTGGAAGAAAGCACCCGGAAAGGTCGGGGTGTTGCTATTTAGTTTTGACAAAAAGAAAGTGTTCAATTTGTTCAGAGATTATCCGCATGAACTGACCAAAGAGCAGAAGGAAATCTTTGACCGGGAAAATCCATATTGGGCTGATTTCTTTTCAGACAGACATTAGTTCAAAGCATCCTGAACAGGGTGCTTTTGTTTTTGGTCTAAAGGTTAAGAAGCCTTAACAGAAAGAAGGTGATTGGAGTGATCAGAAGCCCCACTTGTTAAGAATCTTTAATTTAATACGCTAAAAAGCAACACTTCTGTGATGCCAGGATGATTTGCGGATCATCTTTTGTGGTTCGGGGGTGTTGCTTTTAATACTTTGACGGTGTGACAAGTCGTAAAACCGACAAAACCAAACTATCATGTGGGAATGACCCCGTAAAAAATGTATTTGAAAGTGAGGATATAGAGCATGAAAAGAGCAGAATTAGAAGCCCTTGGTCTTTCCAAGGAACAGGTTGATGAAGTCATCAAAATCAATGGTGCTGACATTGAAAATGCAAAGTCAGTTGCCAAGGCTGAAGCAGAAAGCATTCAGACAGAGAATGAAGCCCTGAAGGGTCAGGTCAAGGATCGTGACAAACAGATTGATGACCTGAAGAAGTCAGTTGGTGACAATGATGAACTGAAGAAGCAGATTGAACAGCTTCAGGCAGACAACAAAGCAAAGGATGATGCACACAAGGCTGAAATCTTCAACATGAAGGTTGATTCAGCGGTGGAAAAGGCACTTTCTGATGCCGGGGCATTGGCAATCAAAGCGGTCAGACCGTATCTTGACCTTACTGATGCAAAGTTGGCTGATGATGGCACAATCAAAGGATTGAAGGAACAGATCGAAGCCCTGAAGGGTGCAGATGATACCAAGTTCCTGTTCAAAGCCCCTGAACAGAATCAGGGTGGTCAGCAGTTCACAGGATTTCAGCCGGGTTCTGCAACAACAGTTCCTGATTCAAAGCAAGCCGGATATGAAGCAAGGCTTGCAGAAGCAAGGAAAAACAACAATCAGTTAGAGGTCATTAAGATCAAACAGGAAGCCTTCAATGATGGTGGCTTGGTTTTGATGTAAATGACTGCACAGTATGAAAGGTAGGTGCATATTATGCCACAGGTAACAGGATTAGGTACAACTTTTAACCTTCCCAACTATGCCGGGGATCTTTTTACGGCAGCACCCACACAGACCCCTTTTCTTTCTATGATCGGTGGTCTTTCGGGTGGAAAGCAGACAGACAATTTTGAGTTTCCGACAGGTGTTTTATATGATCTTCCTGACGCTACACAGCCGGGTATTTCTGAACAGGCATCTGCAACTGCACCGGAAGCAAGCCATGTTGCAAGGACACAGGAAACCAATGTTGTTCAGATTCATCAGGAAGTCATTGATTTGACCTATGCAAAGCAGTCAAACAGTGGCAGACTTTCCGGGCTTAACACAGCCGGACAGACTGCAAATCCCGGTGATGAAAAGGCTTGGCAGATTCAGCAGAAACTTGTCAAGATCGCAAGGGATATTGAATATTCCTTCTTAAATGGCACTTATGCCAAGGCAACCGCAGCGGATGTTGCAAACAAAACAAGAGGCATGATCGAACTGACCACTTCTGAAGCCGGAACAAGCATTGCAGCCGAAGGTGCTGCACTTTCCAAGGATTTACTTGATGAACTGTTCCTTGAAATGGCGCAGAATGGGGCACAGTGGCAGAACATGGTTCTTTTCTGCAATGCATATCAGAAACAGGCAATCACAAATCTGTATGCTGACTTCTTCAAGGCACAGATGCAGATGACAATGCAGATTGCCGGAATGAACATCACACAGATCGAAACCGATTTTGGTAAGGTCGGCATTGCTTATGATGCCTTCATGCCTGTTGGTGACATTCTTGTTGCTGATATTGCACAGATTGCCCCGGTATTTCAGCCTGTTCCGGGCAAGGGTAACTTCTTTGAAGAGAACCTTGCAAAGACAGGTGCAACCGATAAGATTCAGATTTATGGTCAGATCGGTCTTGCACACGCACCGGCATTCTTGCATGGTTCTATTACAGGACTGAAGTCTGCAAGGGCATAAGAAAGGACAGGTGAACGGCTATGAAGTACAGTATTTCAAAAAAACCATTGACACCCAATTCTGTATGGGATGCAAAGTCAGGGATGGTTGTTTGTCATTTTGTGAATGGCAAATTTGAAACTGATGATGCAGACCTTGCAAAGAAACTTGAAGCAATGGGTCACACAGTTACCAAGGGTGCAGATGCTGAAGCGGATGCACCAAAGGATGACAACAGTGATCCGGCTGATGGTGACGGTGCAGATGGTGAGGATGGCATTGATGGTGCAGATGGCAATGATGCAGATGCTGAAGCGGATGCAAAAACTGCAACCAAATCACGCAGAAGCAGAACCGCCAAGAAATAAGGTGGTGATGGTATGACTTTTGATGTGGAAAGTGTTACAAGCCGTTTAGAATCACTTGGTTATGAAGTCAGGGATGCAGATTCTGCATCCTTGGCTTTTTGTGTGGAGAAAGTCAGAAGCACAATCAAGAATGAAATAAATTGGCAAGATGTACCTGAAGGGCTTGCACATATTGCCGTTGATATGGCAGTTGGTGAGTTCCTGAAGGGATTGATGACCTTTTCACCTGATGCATTATCAGGATTTGACCTTGATGCAGCGGTTAAGCGGATTCAAACAGGTGATGAAACAACTGAATTTGCAGTTGGTGAGGGAACAATGACAGATGAACAGAGGTTGACCGCCTTTGTTGATTACCTTCTGAATTATGGAAAGAGTGAATTTAATTCATTTAGGCGGTTGAGATGGTAACAAAGGAAGCCATAGAGAAAGCCCGGCAAAGAGCAAGGGCATTTTTTGAAGCCGCACACTATGATGGTGTTTGCACCGTCACAGAACATCAGAAGGTAAAAAATGAACGGTCAAAAGTAACTGAATTTGTTGATGTGGTTGTTCTTTCGGATCAGCCCTGTCATTTATCGTTTGAAACCATTGCAAAGAATCAGGAATCAGAATCAGCATCCAATGTGACACAAACCACAAAGTTATTCATTGCACCTGAACTGACTATCAAAGCCGGGTCAAAGATTACGGTGACACAATGCGGAATCACCACTGATTACACACATAGCGGTGTTCCGGCAGTATATGACACCCATCAAGAAATCATCCTTGACCTGTTTGAAAAGTGGTCTTGATCATGGGAAAGATGGGAAAGTTTGACATCAAGGATTTGAAAGAGCTGCAAGAAAAGATCAGGCAGCTTCCTGATCCTGATGCATTTTGTGAAGCGTGTGCAAAGGAACTTGCTGCAAGATTATTGGCAAAGGTCATCAAAAGGACACCTGTTGGTCAATATCCGGCTTCTTCAGGCAAAAAGGGCGGTACACTTCGCAGAGGTTGGACGGGTCAGCAAAGAGGATCAGCATCCAACTATGCCAATTCATTAGAGGTTCAGCATATTGGTCATAACTATGTGATCAACATTGTGAACCCAGTGGAATATGCAAGTTATGTTGAATTTGGTCATAGGACTGCAAATCACCGTGGATGGGTGAAAGGTCAGTTTATGATGACCATATCTGAAAACGAATTGCAGACCATAGCCCCCAAGGTGCTTGAAAAGAAGGTGTTGGATTACATGAAGAAGGTGATGAATTGATAAATCAAATCATTGATGCAATCAGTGTTGCCATTGCTGAAGAATTTGGGGATGAATACAACATTTATGATGAACGAATAAACCAAGACCTTGAAGAACCCTGTTTTTTTATCTGTTTAGTGAATGGAAACCGGGAACTGTTTCTGAATAAGCGGTACTTAGGGCAACTTCATTTTTGTGTGCAGTATTTCCCCGGTTCAAGCACAATTCAGCGTGAATGCAATGATGTTTCTGAACGGCTATATGGTTGTTTGGAGTACATCACACTTTATGATACTGATGCACAGGCTAATGAAGCAAAGCCCATTAGGGGCGGTCAGATGCATTCTGAAATGAAGGATGATGTTCTTCATTTCTTTGTTGAATACAATGGCTTCCTGATGAAGCAGACCACAGAAACAAACATGGAAAACCTGACACAACAGGTTGATGTTTCGGATGAATGAAAGGTTGGGTGATTAGATGGCAAAAAAGGCAGAATCAAAGGCTGAAGTTCAGGATGTTCAGGCGGTGGCATACACCAAAGAACAGTTGCTGAAGTGTGAAGCCTATCAGAACAGAAGGGATTTGGTGAATGCCCTGTTGGATGACAACAAAACATACACCAAGGAACAGGTAAATGCCCTGATGGATGACTTCATGAAAAGGGCAGAAAGGACAGGTGATAAATAATGGCATTAGGTGGTGGAACTTTTACAGTTCAAAACAAAGTGCTTCCCGGTTCGTATATCAATTTTATCAGTGCAGCGGCTGCAAGTGCTGCCTTGTCTGATCGTGGTATTGCGACAATGCCCCTTGAACTTGATTGGGGTGCATCCGGGGTGGTTGAAGTCACCAATGGTGATTTTCAGAAGAACAGCCTGAAAATCTTTGGCTATTCCTATGACAGTGAAAAGCTGAAGGGATTGCGTGAGGTTTTCAAGGGTGCAAAAACCCTTTATGCGTACCGTTTGAATGGCGGCGGTGTAAAGGCGGCAAATACCTTTGCAACTGCAAAGTATGCCGGGATCAGGGGCAATGACATCAAGATTGTCATTCAGGCAAATGCAGATGATGAAGAAAAGTTTGATGTGACAACCATTCTTGGAACAGTCACTGTTGATGAACAGGTTGGTGTGGCATCAGCTTCAGAACTTGTTGACAATGACTTTGTTGATTTCAAGAAAACCGCAACACTTGCGGTCACGGCTGCAACCCCCTTGACAGGTGGAACAAATGCAACTGTTGACGGTGCTGCACATCAGGCATACTTGGATGCAATCGAATCATACACCTATAACACAATGGGTGTTGTGACAACCGATAACACCATCAAGGCACTGTATGCATCCTTTGTGAAGCGTTTGCGTGATGAAATGGGTATCAAGTTTCAGTTGGTACTTCATCAGTATGTGGCGGCTGATTACCTTGGAACAATCAGCGTTGAAAATGTGGTCACAGATGATGGAGCATCAGCCGCATCCCTTGTTTATTGGGTGACAGGTCAGGAAGCCGGATGTGAGGTCAACAGGTCAATTCAGAATAAGAAGTATGATGGTGAATACACTGTCAATACTGCTTACACACAGAATCAGTTGATCAATGCAATCAAAGCCGGAAAGTTCATGTTCCACCTTGTAAATGGTGATGTTCGTGTGCTTGAAGATATAAACACCCTTGTCACAACAACTGACACTTGCGGTGACATCTTCAAGGACAATCAGACCATCAGGGTGATTGATCAGATCGGTAATGATGTGGCGGTACTGTTCAACACAAAGTATCTTGGTGTTGTTCCCAACAATGCAGCCGGAAGAACTTCTTTGTGGTCTGACATTGTGAAACTTTGTCAGCAGCTTGAAGATATTCAGGCAATAGAAGAATTTGCGGATTCTGATATTGAGGTTGCACAGGGTGATACCAAGAAAGCGGTTGTTGTCACATCCGTCATTACCGTTGTGAATGCAATGGGTAAACTGTATATGACCGTAACGGTTCAGTAAAGAAAGGGGTGACATAAATGCCGAATGTGGTTATCAAGGCAAGAGATACGATTGCCGCAAAACTTGCGGAGTGCTACATCACTATTGGTACACGCAGATACAATTTCATGCAGATGATTGACATGGAAGCCAAGGTTGAGAAGAACAAAGTTAGTGTTCCCCGGCTTGGTGCAATCATGGTTGGTCATAAGTCGGTTGGAATGGAAGGAACATTCAGCGGTACTGCACATTATAATCAGTCGGTTCTTCGTCAGGCTTTACTTGACTATAAGAACACAGGTGAGGATGTGTATTTTGAAATGCAGATCACCAATGATGATCCTACTTCTGATGCCGGAAGGCAGACCATTATATTCTATGACTGCAACACAGATGGTGGCATTCTTGCCAAGTTTGATGCAGACGGTGAATATTTGGATGAAGAAATCGAAGGCACATTTGAGGATTTCTCAATGCCTGAATCCTTCGCTAATCTTTCCGGGTTTTTAACCAACTAATCAACATGGTCAAAAGCCCCTTGTGTGACCGTCATATAAGGTCATATAAGGGGCTTTTTTAATTCAATGAACAACTGAAAGGAATGGTGAAAACTATGTCAAAATTTAGTGCTTTTATGAAGCAGAACAAAGTGAAGAAAGAAAATGAAAAATACGCACCCACAACATCCCTTGCGGATGACAAGGGCAATCCCCTTGAATGGGAGTTTAGACATATTACATCCAAAGAGAATGAACAGTTGCGTGATGCTTGCACCACTGAAGTTCAGGTAACAGGCAAGCCAAATCAGTTCAGACCTAAAGTGAACACGGCAAAATACATTGCTTCAATGATTGTGGCATCCACTGTTGTTCCTGATCTTTATGATTCTGAACTTCAGGATTCATACGGTGTGAAAACACCTGAAGATTTGCTTTATGCAATGGTGGATGATGCCGGGGAATATCAGGATTTCACACTTTGGATGCAGAAGTTCCAGGGCTTCAACAAGAGCCTTGATGAAAAGGTGGAAGAAGCAAAAAACTGATTGAAGAAGGTGACGGTGAAGCCAATTATGCATATTATGCCTTGCTAAAGCTTCATATGTTGCCTTCTCAATTTTTGGAACTTGAAGAAAATGAAAAGGCTTTTGTCATTGCATCAATCCAACTAAAGATTGAAGCAGACAAAAAAGCCAAAAAGGAAACAGAAAAGAAAGCAAAGAAACGACACTGACAGAAAGGGGGTGTGCAACTTGGCAAGTATTCAGACAGGCATTCAACTGAATGATCAGTTTTCATCCGTACTGTATGACATTATCGGTGCGGTAAATATGGCAACAACACAGTTTGAAGATTTTGCACAAACCCTGAATGCCGATATTGACACATCTGCATTTGACGGAATACATGAATCAATTACCCATGCAACCGCCGGACTTGATGAAATGACACAGGAACAGCAAGACTTCAATCATAGTGTTCAGCAAGGTGCAAATCAAGCGGATCAGTTGACCAAAACAATCAGGAATGCCATTGGTGCATATCTGTCATTCAAGACAGTTGAAAATGTGATTAACCTTTCTGATGAACTGATTTCAACCAAAGCAAGACTTGATCAGATGAATGATGGCTTGCAGACCACTGAAGAACTGACCAACATGGTATATGCAGCCGCACAGGATGCAAGGGGTTCTTTTTCACAGATGGCTGATGTTGTTGCCCGGTTCGGTAACAATGCAAGGGATGCTTTCAGTTCATCAGAAGAAGTTGTTGCCTTTGCAGACCTGATCCAAAAGCAGATGACCATTGCCGGGGCATCAACAGATGAAGCATCAAATGCAATGCTTCAGTTGTCACAGGCTTTGGGTTCGGGTGTTTTGCGTGGTGATGAACTTAATTCAATTTTTGAACAAGCACCGAACCTGATTCAGAGCATTGCAGATTATCTTGATGTTCCTATTGGTCAGATCAGAGCAATGGCACAGGAAGGTGAACTGACAGCCGACATTGTAAAATCAGCAATCTTTGCAAGTGCTGATGACATCAATGCAAAGTTCAATCAGATGCCTATGACTTGGGGGCAGATTTGGCAATCATTTCAGAACACTGCTTTGATTGCTTTTCAGCCTGTTCTTCAGCGGATAAATGAGATTGGAAACAGTGAAGCCTTCCAAAACTTTGTAAACAGTGCTATTGAAGATTTGGCGGTTCTTGCCGGGGTTGTGCTGAACATCTTTGATGTGATCGGTGCAGTTGGTTCATTCATGGCTGATAATTGGTCAGTCATTGAACCTATCGTGATGGGTGTTGTTGGTGCTTTGGCGGCATATCTTGCAGTTGCAACCATAGTGAACACCATCAATGGCATCATGGCAGTCATTAACGGTGTGACCGCTGCATCTGAAGCAATGGCAGCCGGGGCAACATTCCTTTGGACTGTTCAACAGTATGGATTGAATGCAGCTTTGATGGCTTGCCCTATCACATGGATCATTCTTCTGATCATTGCCCTGATTGCGGTTATCTTCGCAGTGTGTCAGGCTATTGCAAATCTGACAGGCATTGCCAACACAGGCTTTGGTGTGATCACAGGTGGAATCAATGTGGTGATTCAGTTCTTCAAGAATTTGGGGCTGACAGTTGCCAACATTGCACTTGGTATTGCTTCAGCAATCAGTGCTTTGTGTCAAAACATTGTTACCGCCTTTTCAAATGCCATTGCCAATGTTCAGACCTTCTTCTATAACCTGTTATCAACTGCAATGTCAGTCATTGCACAGATTGCAAATGCCCTGAATATGCTTCCTTTTGTGGAAATTGATGTTTCGGGTATTCAGTCAGCGGCATCAGATTATGCCAATAAAGCACAGGCAGCACAGGATTCAAAAGGTGACTATGTTGATGTTGGTGCGGCATTTTCTGAAGGAATGGGAACATTTGATACATGGTCAGATGGTTGGGCTTCAGATGCTTTCAATTCAGGTGCTGCATGGGGTGATGGTGTTGCGAATAACATTTCATCAGCCCTTGACGGATTCAAAGATAGTATGTCAGTTGACATTCCTGATCCGGGTGATTACACAAGCGGATTTGATCAGGCAGTTGCAAATGGTATTGGTGGTTCAGGTCTTGGTGATGCTGCAAATGATATTGCCGGGAACACAGGATCAATCAAGGATTCTTTGGATGTTACTGAAGAAGATTTGAAGTATTTGCGTGATATTGCTGAACAGGATGCAGTGAACAGGTTCACAACTGCTGAAATTCACATTGAACAGACAAACAACAATAACATCAACAATGATATGGATTTGGATGGTGTGATTGACAGGCTGACAGATGGTGTGAATGAAGCAATAGATTCTGCAACAGAGGGGGTACATGAATAATGGCAAAATCAGGATATGATTTCTATTTGGGAAAGATCATGTTGCCTGTTGCCCCTGAAAAAGTATCAACAAAAATCAATGGTCAGAATAAAACCGTCAACCTGATAAATGATGGAGAAATCAACATTTTGAAGGTTGCCGGGCTGACCGACATTGAATTTGAATTTTTGATACCACAGGTCAAACAGCCGTATGCAAGTTATCCTTCAGGATTCAAGGGTGCAAAGTATTACCTTGAAAAGTTGGAAGCATACAAGACAGGCAAGAAAAAATTCCAATTCATTGTTTCAAGGATGTCACCGGGTGGAACATCCTTTTTTTCCACCAACATCAAGGTGACTTTGGAAGATTACAAGATCACAGAAGATGCCAATGAAGGCTTTGATGTGAAGGTCAAAGTGAATCTGAAGCAATGGAGAGATTACGGAACAAAAACGGTCAAGATCAAACTTGAATCGAAAAAACCAAAGGTAACAGAACAGAAACCAAGGCAACAAGACAATTCACCACAGCCAAAGGCATCAGGGCAAACATACACAGTACAATCCGGGGATTGTCTTTGGAACATTGCCAAGAAGTTCTATGGCAATGGATCACAGTGGGAAAAGATATACAGTGCCAATACTTCAGTTTGTGGCAAGCCGTATAAAAAAGGCGGCACAACCTATGTGATGATTCATCCGGGTGATGTTCTGAATATTCCGGCATAAGGTGGTGATTGAATGAATGTTGAACTTTTAATTGCAGATAGCAGCGGCAAGGTGTATCAGCCTGTTGTTCAGGAAGGCATTGAATGGAGTACAGAAAGATCAGGAACACCGGGAAAGTTGACATTCAAAGTCATCAAGGATTCAAAGATCAGGTTTTCCGAAGGATGCCCGGTCAGGATGACAGTTGATAGTGACAAGGTGTTTTTTGGCTTTGTGTTCAAGAAGCAAAGAACCAAAGACAACATCATCACTGTCACCGCTTATGATCAGTTGCGATACCTGAAGAACAAAGATACAAAGGTTTATGAAAATAAGACCGCTTCAGAGTTCATCAAAATGATTGCGGATGATTTTCAGTTGAACACCGGGAAACTGTCAGACACAGGATTCAAGATTGCATCAAGGGTTGAGGAAAACACAAGCCTTTTTGAAATGATCCAAAATGCACTTGATTTGACCCTGACCAATACCGGGGAAATGTATGTGCTTTATGATGACTTTGGAAAACTGACACTGAAGCCACTTGAAAAAATGCGTGTTGGTAGTGAAAAAACAATGCAATGGTTATGTATTGATGAAGATACCGGGCAGAATTATGACTATACATCAAGCATTGATGATTCCACCTATAACCAAATAAAACTGACCTATGACAATGAAAAGACAGGAAAAAGAGAAGTTTATATTGCAAAGGATTCATCCCACATCAATGATTGGGGTATTTTGCAATATTTTGACACCATCCAAAAAGGCGAAAACGGACAGGCAAAGGCTGATGCATTGTTGAAACTTTATAATGCCAAGACAAGAAAACTGACCGTTAAGGATGCCATTGGTGATAACAGGGTTAGGGGTGGATCAATGGTTGTTGTCAATCTTGATCTTGGTGATGTGAAACTGAAAAACTTCATGCTTGTGGAGAAATGCACACACAAATACAAGGAAGGTGAACATTGGATGGATTTGACATTGAGAGGTGGTGAATTTGTTGGGTGATGCTAATGATTTAACAAAGGCAATCAAAAGAGCTGCAATGGATGCAATGGCTGCATCAAAACCTGTCAATGTGTTCTTTGGCAAAGTTACAAGTGCATCACCGCTGAAGATCAATGTTGAACAGAAGATGACACTTGGAGAAAAGCAGCTTGTTTTGACAAGAAATGTGACAGACTACACCACATCAATTACAGGTGGAAATGTCAAAAACTATTACTATACCGGGGATATTGAATCAGGAACTGCACCTGTCAGCCCTGATCATGTTCATGCAATCGGTAAAGTAAACATCAAAGTACACAATGCCCTGAAGGTTGGTGATGAAGTGATCCTGATCCGGCAACAGGAAGGGCAAAAATTTATAGTCGTTGACAGATTGGGGTGATGCAGATGATACCTTCAATGACAGGTTATCTTGATGAAGATTTTGAAATTGAATCTGAAGCAACAAAAGCATACAAGATGGATTTGAACGGAAACAGGGTCAAGGGCTTTTGTGATGAAATTGAAGCCTTGAAACAGGCGGTTTTTCGCATCCTTCAAACTGAAAGGTATCAGTTCATCATATATTCTTGGGATTATGGCATTGAAACAATGGATTTGTATGGAATGCCAATCACATATGTTTGCCCTGAACTTGAAAGACGAATTGAAGAAGCCTTGATGATGGATGACAGGATCACGGAAGTCACAGATTTTGAATTTGACCTATCACAAAAGGGTGTGGTTCATGTTCTGTTCAAGGTTGTTTCAATATATGGAGAATTTGAAGCAGAAAGAGAGGTGAACATATAAGATGTATGAAGCACAGACCTATGATGTGATTTTGGATCGGATGCTTGACAGGGTTGATCCTGACATTGACAAAAGGGAAAGTTCCCTGATATTTGACACACATTCAGCAACAGCCATTGAACTTCAGAACCTTTACCTTGAAATGGATGCACTGATTCAAAATTCATACGGTGATACCGCTGCAAGGGAATTTCTGATCTATTTGTGTGGTGATCGTGGCATCATTCCTGAAGAAGCAACACAGGCAGTCTTGAAGGGTGTGTTTACACCAACAAACATTGATGTGACCGGGGAAAGGTTCAACATTGGTGAAATCAACTATACAGTGTTGGAAGCCATTGATGGTGAAGAAGGTGCATATCAAGTTCAATGTGAATCAGCCGGGGTTGTTGGCAATCAGTATCTTGGTGAAATGATCCCCATGAACTACATTGACGGACTTGAAACCGCTGAACTGACTGAAGTGCTGATACCCGGTGAAGATGATGAAGATACGGATGCACTTCGTCAAAGGTATCTTAATTCATTTAATGAAAAAGCCTTTGCCGGAAATAAAGCTGCATATCTTGCACTTGTCAGGGGGATTGATGGTGTTGGTGATGTAAAGGTCACAAGGGTTTGGAATGGTGACATCAAGCCTTCTGAAATGATCCCGAATGCGGATGTTCAATCATGGTATGCATCAGTGATTGGTGGACTTCCTGAAGCCGTGGCAACATGGCTTTCCGCAGTTTATACCGCTGCACTTCAGAAAAAGTTGACTGTTGGCGGTACGGTTTTGATCACAATCGTTGATTCTGATGATTATGGTTCAGCAAGTTCAACATTGGTCAAGGCGGTTCAGAATGCCATTGACCCGGAAGATGAAACCGGGGAAGGTGAAGGACTTGCCCCCATTGGTCATGTTGTGACTGTTCAAAGTGCTGATGCCGTGACAGTGAATGTGACAACCACAGTGACATTTGAAGAAGGTCACAGTTGGTCAGACCTTCGCACAGTGATCACCAATGCAGTTGATGCATACCTTTTGGAACTTCGTGAAAATTGGGCGAATGGCAACCATGTCATTGTGAGGATTTCACAGATTGAATCAAGAATTTTGGCGGTTGATGGTGTGGCAGATATTACCAACACTGCAATCAATGGTGAACAGTCAAACTTGGTTCTTGGGCTTTATGAAATCCCGGTGATTGGGGGTGTGTCTGCATGAAAGGTGATATGAGGGAAATAAACCTTGCTTCATACTTGCCACCATTCATGCAAGAGTACAAAGAACCCATGCAAGCCCTTGATGCTGAAACACCTGAATTTGTTCTTGTGTGGCAAGCAAAAGACCGGGTTCTTTACAACCGATTTATTGAAACGGCTGATGAATATGGTATTTCAAGGTATGAAGCAATGCTTGGGATTCATCCAAGTGAAGAAGATACACTTGAATCAAGGCGGTCAAGGGTCAGAAGTCTATGGTTCAACACCATACCATACACATTGAAAACCCTGATCCGAAAACTGATCACATTATGTGGTGAAGGTAATTTTGAAATCAGGAATGATTTTGATGTTGGTTATACACTGACCGTCATCACAGACCTTGAATTGTATGGTCAGGTTGAACAACTTGAACACATCCTTGATGTGATGACACCCATGAACCTTGTGATTGATTCACAGAACATGATCAGGGTGAATGCTGAAGGCGGTTATCATATCGGCAATGTGGTCAGTTGGATTGATCTTGATGAAATCACCCCTGACTTTAAGGAAACCAACAGCATCAGATGTGATGCAAATATTTCAAATGTGATTTCAGATGTTCAAATGATTCAGGTGACACCTGACTTCAAAGAAAACAATGAAATCAGCGGCGGTTCAAATGTTTCGGTTGTCATGACCGTTACAGAGATAACACAAGTAGAAAGTGAGGTATAAAAAAATGGCAGAGTATTCAAAACTCATTACCACTACAAAAGGACAGGCATTGATTGCAAAGATCATTGCCGGAACTGCAACAGATTATGACTTCACAAGGGTTGTGGCTTCAGATGATGAATATGAGATCACAGACCTTGAAAGCCTGACTTCCCTGACTGAAAAGCAGTCAGCCGACATTGCCGAAAAGGAAATTGTCAATCAGGTGGGTGTGAAGGTCAGCACAGCATTCAGCAACAAAGACCTTGTTGAAGGTTATTATATGCGTACACTTGGACTGTATGCAGATGACCCGGATGAAGGTGAAATCTTATATGCAGTTTGTATTGAAACCACAGGAAACTGCTATATGCCACCTTTCAGCGGTACAACTGTTTCAGGTGCTATTGTCAACATGACAACCTATGTTTCCAACAGTGAGGATGTCACACTTGTTGTTGATCCGGCTGCACTTGTCACTGTCACAATGTTTGATGCACTTGCTGACAGGGTTGATACAACTGAAGCAGACATTGCAAACCTGAAGGCTTTTGTCAACTACAATGACGATTATGACATTGTGGGTGTTGAGGTGGATTTTGAAAACAAGAAGTTCACAAGGCTTGGCGGTGCGGTAAATAAGCAGCCTGGCAAAGACTTTGACAGCATCAATGCTTATGGTGGCAGAAGAAGATGCAACCTTGCTGATGATGGAACAGTCAATGCATATTGCGGTGATGCCGGATATACAGAAAATGGTTCAAATGGTCAGGTCATGGTTGAACAGCCTAAATTCTATTATAAGGTTGTTCCCATCAAAACCGCAGTTGTCAATGGTCAGACTGTACTTCGCAAAGCACAGTATTATGTATCTGACACCCAAAAGACAGGCTTCAAACTGCATCCGGCATTCATCATGAACGGTCAGGAACTTGACAAGGTGTATGTTTCAGCCTATGAAGCAACATCCTATGATGTTTCTGCATTAGCATACATCACCAATGATGCACAGACGGTTGATTTTTCCAATGACAAGATTGCATCCATTGCCGGGGCAAAGCCAATGTCAGGATTGACACAGACAGGTGCAACAAGAGCCGGATTCAGAAGCATTGCATCAAAGCGTGGATCAGGTTGGTCACAGGGGCTTGTTCAGACCACTTGCATGACTGAACTGCTTTACCTGATTGAGTATGCATCATTCAATGCACAGGCAAACACCGGAAGAGGTAATGTTGACAAGACAGATGATGGTTCTTCCAACATGAGTGAAAACACAGGTGCAACTTCTTCACTTGGCAATGAATCAGGTGCAATCAGACTTGCAAGCGGTGTTGAACTTGTCACATATCGTGGTGAAGAAAACTTTTGGGGTAACATTTGGACTTGGTTTGACGGTATCAACATCAATTATGGCAAAATCTACATCAAAGATCATGATTTTGCTGATGATACGGCTTCAGGATATACCGACACAGGCATCACTTGCATAAATGCAAATGGTTATGTTTCAGCATTTGTCTATGTGGAAGAATTTGATTGGTTGTTTGTTCCCGGTGAAGTGCTTGGTTCAGATGCCCTTCCTGTTTCTGATTACTTTTGGCAGAATGTCGCACAGGCTTGGACGGTCGCTATACTTGGGGCGCGTTGGGATAGTGGTTCTCTATCGGGGGCTTTCTGTTGGGCTCTGCTTAATGTTTCTTCTTATCGTTATCGGGATATCGGCGGTCGGGCGGTGTATCGTAAAGCAGCCTAACAAGGCGGCTTGATACACCAAAAAAATAATATAGGTTGTCAGTATGCTTATACAGATGACGGTTTGCATCAGAAAGCAACTATAAGCCATGAAACCAAAAAGCAAAAACCAAGTCACTAAACTTGGAGCGAATTGGAATAATGGTTCTCAATCAGGGGCTTTCTATTGGAATCTGAATAATGTTTCTTCTAATCGTAATCGGAATATCAGCAGTCAGGCAGTAAATGCACATAAAATCAAAACCCCATTGCTTTCATTAGGCAATGGGGTTTTATAAACCATACTGAAATCTGACAGCCGTGCCACTTGGCAAAACACATAAGACCTGAACAATGTTCAGGCAAATACTTCATAAACCGTATTAGTAGATTGAAGCCCATTTGTTTCAAGTTGAAAATTCGGTTTAGTGCATACACCAATAAATCAAAAAGGGGTAAACAGGCAATGTGAAACGATATGGCAATCTTTATGAAAAGATTTGTTCAAAAGAAAACCTAAAACTTGCATTCAAACACGCAAGGAAGGGAAAAGGATGGTATGCAGAAGTCAGGATGATTGAAGCAAATCTTGACTATTACATTGATGAACTTCATGAAATGCTTATAAATCATGAGTTCAGAACATCCAACTATGTGACTTTTACAAAGAAAGATTCAAGAAAAGAACGGCTGATTTACAAATTGCCGTTTTATCCTGATCGTATTGTTCAATGGGCGGTTCTTCAGGTAATTGAACCACAACTATTGTCATTCTTTACAGATGACACATATTCAGCAATTCCGAACCGTGGCATCCATGCAGCTTTTAAGAAAATGCGGAAAGATATGGATGAACACCCGGATGAAATGGTTTTCTGTTGCAAAATTGACTGTAAAAAGTTTTATCCTTCCATTGACCATGACATTTTGAAAGCCAAATACAGAAGGAAATACAAAGACCCTGAACTTTTGATGCTGATTGATGAAATTATTGATTCAATCGACACTTGCCCGGCAACAGATGAAAACATTGCATTCTATGCCGGACAGGGAAAGGAAATCAGCATTGTCATCAATGATGACGGTGAAGAATACATCAAGGGTGTTGGGATTCCTATTGGCAACTACTTTTCACAGTATGATGGCAATTATTATCTGTCAGAATTTGATCATTGGATGAAAGAAACCAAACACATCAAGTTCTATTACAGATACATGGATGATATTTGTTTCTTTGCCAAGACAAAGGAAGAACTGCATCAGATACTTGCTGATGTTGAAGAATACCTGAAAGATAACCTGAACTTGCGGTTGAAAGGGAATTATCAGATTTTCCCAACATTCATCCGTGGTGTTGATTTTGTAGGATATAGGTTTTTCAAAGATTTCACATTGTTAAGAAAAACAACCTGTCAGGAAATGAAAAAGAAGATGACCAAACTGTTGAACAAAGTCACAAGCGGTCAGGAAATGAACTATTCAGAATGGTGTTCAATCAATTCCTATAAGGGTTGGCTGAAGCATTGTGACAGTTTCAGACTGTCGCAGAAGTACATTGAACCCCTTCAGCAATACGCTGATGATTATTACATAAAACACATCAAGCCCGATAAGGGAGAAAAGAAAGGTAAGGTGACGAATTATGAAAGATTGGGGAACGGTCACAGGGTCAAAGCAGCCTGAAGCATTTGAAATTGATGATTTCAGTGTTTGGGTTGCAACTGACATCAGGGAAGTGCAGTTGTCAGGTGGCATTGATGAAGATGCTGAACCTGTCAGCGGTTGGGAATATCACCTTGTGCAGTATGGCAAGGATGAATATATCAACCTGATGAATGACACTCTGACATCCACACAGGAAGCAGTTGATTATCTTCTGATGAAACAGTAAAAGAAGGCGGTGATCTATTATGGCAAAGTATCTTGCAATGAGAATCAAAGGCGGTCATCTTGACTATGATGAGGTGGTCGCAAAGTACCCACAGTTCAAGGATGAGATTGACCGCATCCTTGGGAAGAATTAAAGCGGTCAAGGAAATATGCAAACAGTGTTAAAAACACCTTATATGGGCTTATATGAAAGCCATATAAGGTGTTTTTAAGTGCATCAGCACAGAAAGGACAGGTGAACATGAAACTGAATGGTTTATGTGCAGCTTTAGGGATATTTGGTGGTGCTATTGCTGCATTGTTTGGGGGTTGGAGTTCAGCATTGACAACATTAGTTATTTTTATGGCTATTGATTATCTGACAGGCTTGCTTGTTGCTGGGGTTTTCAAGGCATCCAATAAAACAAAAGGTGGTGCTTTGGAAAGCAGAGCCGGATTCAAAGGGTTATGCAGAAAAGGCATGGCACTTTTGGTTGTGCTTGTGGCTTGTCGGCTTGATTTGGTCATTCAATCAAATTTCATAAGGGATGCTTGTATAATCGGCTTCATCACCAACGAAACAATCAGCATTGTGGAAAATGCCGGGCTGATGGGTGTACCCATTCCACCGGTGATTGTGAAGGCTATTGAGGTATTAAAGCAGAAATCAGAAAGCGAAGGTGAAGAAAAATGACAGTAATCATTGGATCAGCAAGAATTGATGAAAGAGGAAATGCATCAGGCGGTTCAGTTGGTGATCAGAAGCAGACTTCAAAACCTGATTATAGTGGTGAAGTTTCTTTGCAGAATTTCTATGTTCATTCAAAAGGTTGGTATGTTCTGCATCCAAAGTCAGATGCACACGCACTGAAGATTGCGGAAAAGATGCTGACTGCTTGCAACAATGCAAATCTTGGCTATGATCAGGGCAACAGAACAGGGGTCATCAAGTATGGTGTGGCTTCATCAGTAAAGACGGAATGTGATTGTTCTGCACTTGTCAGGGCTTGTGTAAAGGAAGCAACCGGGAAAGACCCTGGCAATTTCAACACTGCAAATGAAGCAGCCGCACTTGAAGCAACAGGGCTTTTCAATGGTCGCAAGACATACACCAATGGGATGACTTTATACACCGGGGATGTGCTTGTCACCAAGACCAAAGGACACACGGTCATTGTTGTGGAAGGTGCATCAAGACTTTCTGCACCTGTTTCTTCAGGGACATACTATCCGAAGTACACAGGATCATCAGGAAGCATTGTGGCAGCACTTGCAGCGGTTGGAGAAAAGGACACATCCTATTCACACAGGGCAAAGATCGCAAAAGCAAATGCCATTTCAGGGTATTCAGGCACAGCCGCACAGAATACAAAGATGGTCAAGTTGCTAAAATCCGGCAAACTGATCAAGGCTTGATTGGTGTTACTAATTTGTTACTAAATAACCCCTTTTTACACCGTACATAACCGCCTAAAATGTTGAACTTTTGCGGTGTTTAAGGTATAGTAACAAGGTGTTTTTTGTGGTATAACAGTTTGAAAAATAGCCGTAAACCTTTATTTTTAAGGGTTTACGGCTTATTTTGTTACTAATTTGTTATTAGTTCAATCTGAAATTGTGATATTTTATGGTAAAAAATAATCATTTCAGAAGTGCAATAGTTTCTTTCAGTTGTTCCAAGGTCTTGTGATTATATACCCTGTTCCCAACATCCTTTGATTTATGCCCCATGATCATATCAATGCACTTCCTGTTGCCCCCGGCATTGTCAAGCATAGTTTCCACAGTGTGCCTGGCTTCATGTGGGGTCTTGTCTGCATCAATCTTTTCCATCACTTCAGACCAAAATTCATAATATTTGGATTGGCTGATTTTCTTTCCCTGATATGTGAAAAGGTATTCATTGCCCTGATCCATCCAACGCTTCACAAGTGGCTGAATCCTTTTGTGCATTGGAACAATCCTGTCTTTGCCGTTTCGGGTCTTGATGCCCCCGATGAAGGTCTTTTCTTTCATGTTCACCTGTTCAGCCTTCATTGTCAGAAGTTCATTCAGCCTGAACCCGGTATATAAGAAGATCAGAACAGTATCAACCCAAGGTTCATCAGCATGAAACCAAAGTGCATCAATCTGTTGTTGGCTGAACGGTGTTCTTTTAGTTTCCGGGATTGGTGCGGCTGATGTAAGTTGGGAATACATCTTTTCGATTATGTCACATTCAAAGGCGAAGCGGTCAAGATGCCCCCAAAGTGCTTTGATTGCCCCTTGTGTGGAATATCCGCATCCGCAGTTGTCAATGGTATCTTGCATCTGATATGAACGGATTGAACGATATTTTGAACCATAGTATTTTGAACAATGCTTGAATGCAGATTTTAATGATCCTTGGGTGCTTTTTTGCAGCTTTGGCATCTTTACTTCAGACCACCTTTGAAACAAAACCGCCAATGTCACAGATTCCCGGTCAATATCCCAAGGATTATTGTTATACTTGGCAAGTAAGATCATAGCCTTTTCTTTTGTTTCAGCATATCCAACACAGGCTTGTTTTGATCCACCATATTCATCATACACTGTCACCTTGATCACCCAGGGTCTTGACCTGTTTCCTGATAGTTTGGTTATGCATCCATAACCGTTTGGGTTGCGTTTTCCCATTGTATCACCTTCCTTTTTTGTTGAAAAATCAAGGAATAGATGATAAAATGAAATTTGCATAGTCAAATCATCCATTCCTTGATTTGATGATTGAACCGCTTTGGCTGCAACCGGGCGGTTCTTTGCTTTTTACAGTTCTATTGTGCTTGGTGCATTGTTCAATGTCATTTTCTGAAGTTCAAGGAATTTTCCATATTCCATTGCAGAACCCCAAAAAGCCAAATACCCCTTGTCATACTTTACAACCAAATAATACTTCTTGATGTTCTTTGCCTTTGATGTTTCCTTGGCTTCACCGTGATACATTTCCATGAATCTTGATTCTTCCATAGCGGTGAAGGACTGAATGCGGTTCATTGGTAGTGTGACAGTTGTTTCAGGCTTGATCCGGGTGATCACAAGAACATCATCTTTGATTTCCAATGTGCAAGGATAATCTGAAGCAAACTGATCAATACCTTCATAGTGCATTGCCTTCAGTGGCTTTTCTTTCTTTTTCATTCCGAACATAAAAATCACCTTCTTTCTAATGTGTAACAGTAGTGTAACGGTTTGTAACGGCAAATGTAACAGTAAAAACCTTGTAAAAATGCGTGTGTAACAGTTGTAACGGATTTGTTATAAGTCATTATATAAATACTATTTTTCTATTCTTGAAAAGTAAAAATATAAAAATAATATAGTATATAAGTAAGTGTTACACTGTTACAAGTGTTACAGTTCACCAAAATACACATAAATTATATTGCCTTCTTTTCTGATAATTCTTCCCCTTTTAGCGTATATTTAGGAGATTGAAGCAGCAGATCAATTTCTTCAACAATCCTTTGTTGACCCTGATCATTCAGCAACAGGAACTTTCTGACAGCTTCCCTTGCACCTGTTCCATAGCATTGTTCAACCATTTCACATATTTCAACCTTCTGTTCAAGCCTTTGGCGGTCAATGGTCTTTGGAACATCCTGACCCAACAACCATCCTTCAGACACATTGAAATATTTTGCAACCTGATACAGACTGTTTGAATTTGGCTTTGTTTTGCCATTCATC